ACTCCACAAAAGTTATTAATACATTGCTAATTAGTACATAGTATGAAGGATGAAGTCTAACATCATTGATGTATATAGCAGAACCATAGTTTGGTGTCCATGATATAAAGAATAATGCTACACTATTTCTAGGACTATCGCCAACTACTTCCCATGACTCTACTAAACGATTGTATGTAAGTACTGTTCCAGTATCCGGAACATAATTAAAATCTGCTAAAGGAGCTCCAACAAATAACTTAGTACCGTCGTAGTTTGTAGCAAGAGAATTTCCAAATCTGTCTGGGACACCACCTAAGTTTTCGCTTGATACAGCACCAACTAAACTATAATTTAACACTGCCAAATACATAGTACTACCTGTACTAATGGTATATGGAATTGTTTCAAGTATATAAATTGTAGTGGTTTGTTTACTTGCATTATACTGTGTAGTGATAATGGTATAAAGGTTATCACCTACCCCGTAAGTAGTAAACGAAACTCTACGTCCGGCACCATACGCACCTACATCTCCGTAAATTTCAAATTGAGTTGCCCCAGGTGAAACAGTTGAACTAATTGTAAAGCCAACATCATAGAACAGTAAACCTTGATCTAATTGGAAAGAGAAGAATAAGCCTAAGTTAGACGGAGCTCCAACTACTGTCAAATCAGTAGCACCAATATATAAGTAATTTCCATCACCTGATAGTGCAAGAGAACTTCCCACAGCACCTACAATAATACCTTCACCAAACATACTATTAGTAAAACTCATCACTTGTTCTTCTACAAGTACATTAAGTTTATCATTTACTATTTTTCTATAGATATAAATTTTGCTTAAGTCACCAAACGGGTCTGGCTGAGATACTACTAGTATTTCGTCATTGGTTGCCATTGCTTGACCAAAACCAGGTCTTCCTACTAACTTCTTATACAATCTCCACTCAGTAGCTGATAATGGAGAATCGATATAATAGTAAAGTGTACCTACATCGGGGTCGGCGATTAAATATCCTCCCTCAGTTGCACAAACAGTTGCACCAAATGATAACGAACCATTAGGCGTGTTAGAAGTTTTGTATGAGTATACATTTGATTTCTGTAAGACATTCCATTCGCCGTTGACATCTTTATCAACCCAAACTTTATTTTTTACATACTCTGAATTTAATAAAGGTAATCCAAGAATGTCTTTGGCTTTTTCAACACGTTGATTACCTAATTTAAACATTATACCGGTGCCGGATAATGAAGTGACTGCCTTATCTAACGTTTTGATAACTAATATTGAAGTTAAAGAAATAACTTCCATAACAGTATAGTAACCGTTAACACTTGTACCAAAATTTATTATTCCAAATAAGGTATCTTTTACTAAATCGTGTGGCTTATCAAAAATAAATAACGCTTGATTATTTAAGCTATTACGCACAGTTATTAGATTGACTCCTGTTCTAATAGGAGTATATACTTTCCATTCACCAACAACGTCAGCCACCCAGATATAATCATTCTTATATATGTCTCCAATTGTACTTCCATTTAATGTACCTGGATAGTACGAATAAGTTTCTACGTCATCAATATTTACATAACCAGCTGATGGTAACTTACTTGAAGAAGTTGCAGAAATTGTAGGTAAGAAGTTAGCATCTTTTGGTACAGTTCCGTAATTTTTCAAGTTATTAAATTGAATTTCTTGTTGGGCCCCGGCTTCAGTAGTTCCTCTAACAATTGATACTATTGCAGGATTACCCGGTAACAGTGATTGATCAAGAGTAACTTCGATGAAGTTTTTGTTCATCGTGCCGCCAAAGTCAGAATTTTTGATAGCCCAGTTTTCATGGAACGTATAATCTAAATCAGTTTCTTGTAATGTTGCACCTAATAGGATATTTAAAGAATTTTTTGTTCCCTTGTTTACTAACATACTCTTGTATAAATTAACTTGAGTATTGTCATTCAAATTGATTTCACTAAAGTAAGATCGTGGTCGATATCCTATTAATGAGAAACTTAATAGGTCTGCGTCTTTCTTTAAATTAGTTATATTGCTATCATAATATAAAGTAGATTCTTTTGCTCTAGTACTCGCATTTGGTAATAAACCTTTTTGCATTAAATGATAGTCAACTGCATTCCAGTCTTCTGTTTTAAAAGTTGAAGAAGAATTGCTTAACGCAGGAATATATGACCAATAAGAATTTTTGTATTTTACTATTGACCCTCTGTTATATTTTGTATTTTGTTGCCATTCAGGAACATTATCTTGATTGATAACAAAACCGGGTGCATTTAGAGTTCCGTCCCAAGTAGCAGTTTTGCTGCCTTTAATAAAAAGTCGTTGTTGTCTTAACCCAGAAATTAAGTTAAAAATTGTATCGTTGAAAACAGTAACGTTATCAAAAACCACCACATGTTCAAAACTAGTTACATTAGATTTAAAAAAGCTAATAGAGTCACCAGAATTCAATGCCTTTGCAGTAAACTTAGTTCCTATTCTAGTGATCCCTAAATCTCTTATTGGTATGTTAATCAAGTTTTGATTCAAAATACTGCTTTGAGCATCACTCATTGATTGCATTACACCTATCTTATTTGTAATAGAAATAGATGATGCGCTTGGGTTTAAGTTGATTACACTGCCCTCTTCCCACCCAGAATCAATCCAATATAGAAGTTCCACAACCATTTGTCTCCAGTTGATTTCTATACCGTTTTCTATCCCTTCAAATACTAGTCCCAAAGACTGTAGATAGTAACCATACCCATTCAAGAAATTTGCTAAAGATTTAACTGTTGTGAATTCGTATCCATAAGAGTACAATGAGGTAGTATTAAAGAAGTTAGTTGATAAATTAACGGTCTGACTACCAACAGTAATATTTTCATATTGACCATCCGATCTAGCATCGTTTGCTATAAAATATGATCTTTCTCTATCATTACCGTATACTCTAAAACCCGCATTGGTTTTTTGAATGATAACACTACTATAAATGATGTTCTTATATGGTTGTGTTTCATTTAATAATATAGTAAAACTTTCATCAGGTATGAGTAAGCTAGCATTTCTACTGTTAGGGCTTCCCTTTTCAGCAAAGAATTTCAATAAAGACTTATCACTAAATCCTGCCAATCTATATGAAAGTCTTACATCGATATTTGCTATATAATCAACTAATTCGCTGTAGTTATTAACTCCGTTTAAATTTGCATAATCAACTACCCAATTATATAAACTATGGGTAGCTGTACCTGAGCCGTATATTGGACTATCATTATTAGTCTGGCGTTTTCTATTGTTGACCAAATATTGATTAAACTCAGTGTTATATTTGTATGAGTCTAAATCAATGCCTAGACTAAAAAATTGTGCCGGTTTTGTTAATGCAAATATTCTTAACAAATCAAATGGCCAGTTACTACTTGTTCTATATGCATATTCTGCAGGACCAAAATCAAAAACATTCCAGTCATTTTTAAAATTTTCACGTGCATAATTACCTACTACACTATCAAACGGTGAGAGCAATTTACCATACGTATCTACTGGTAATGCATTCAATAAATTGTTACGGATTCGTCTTTTATTGATGTATGGTTCACCGTTATTCCAAATATAACCGTTACTAATATCACCCCACAATAATGTATTTTCACTAGTGTATGGTGCTTCACCATATCTACTATCCCACCATGCTGGTTTACTATATAGACCTAAAATTTCCCAAGGGGTTGAATGAGGTGTAGCTGAATCGTACATCCAAAGATATATACCACGCCAGTTACCCTGTTCAATTATTGAATTATCTACTTTGTGTTTACTACCTTTATAGTTCCAAGTAAATTCTTTGGTGTCAAGATATCGTTGACTCTTATAGTCAATATTATTAGTCCCTGCCCAATTTAAAAATTCACTTGAATAGATTGCATTTAATTCTCTTAATGAATAATCTGTTTTTCTATAATATCCCGGAAACACTTCGTCATATTCTATCGGTATTTTTGCATTGACTTTTAAGTTATTATAAACTCTTTTTTCAAATTCGAACAATGCTCTATCTCTATTATCAACTAAGAAACCGTTAATATATTCCCCGTATAATTTAGTAAGAGATCCATCGTGCCCTTTAATAAAATATGTAGGGGTCATGTATGAAGTATCAAATACGATTTCCGGTACGAATGAGGGATAGAAACCTAATTTACTTGGAGTATTTGGTACAAAACTACCATATGACTGTGAATATTCTTTTACAGTAATAACATCATTTGGTAACAAATCTGTACTGATTCTTAGTAATTTTTCATCTGGTCTGATAGTATAATCAATGTCTTTTAATAGTTGAATGTTACGAGTTACTCCGTCAACTTTTCTACCTAAATAAACTAAAACAGAATAATAGTTTGCATTAGCAAAATCATAATATCTAGTTAACGGGAAAACAGATGTGTCAACAGAACTATTGAATACATATGAACGTGTAGTAGTTGTTAAAGATGCGGGTAACATATCACTATAGAAGAAACTATTTGCTTCATTTTTATTCAGTGAAAGTTTTCCGATAGCGTCATCCAAAATATAAGATTCTAAATCAGTAGAAAGATAGTCAGTTTGATTAACAATATCTACCAATGCTATTTTAAACTTTGTATATTGATTTCTATTATATTTTAAAGAATCTAAAAAATTAAATTTAGATTTTTTTGTAAACATTGCAGGAATAGTTAGCGGAGCACTATTCTGAACGATTCGTGTTCCATATGGTACTAAATTACCCAAATCTCTGAAGTTGTTAGGTCCAAATGCATTACCTGTTAAGGTTGTTATATTGTTGCAAATACTCTTATAATGACCACGCAAGTCACCTAAGTTAATGTTAGTAACTTCTTCATTAAAGGGATTATGGTCAAAATTACTTGGTATTTGATAATATCCAACATTACTTACCTGATCACTGTATATAAGAATTTCTACAGGAGTGCCTGTCGCAGGCGGAGTTAGTAAAGTAATTTCGGTAGTATCAGATGTAACGGTGAACGTATAATCTGTTATTCTTTCATTATTTTCATACACAACAATTGAAGGCCATTTTGTCTCAGAGGCATTCTTGGCAGCAATGTCACATAATAAAGGTGCATCATTGTAAATTAAGTTAAAAATTTGATATTGGAAACTATTTTCTACTGCTGTCTGCCATCCTATCAATCTAGTAAAATCAGTATTAGAGGTATATGAATGAATATATCCATTATTAATGGCAAGCGAGATTGAAGTATCTTCATTGATAAAATTAAAGGTTTGACTATTAATAAATGATTCAAATACGATATCACCGATATTAACTATCGAACTGTATTTGATAGGGAATTTCAATATCGAATCGTCTTCCCCCGATCCAATTGCATATGAAAATAACTTTGTACCAATAAAGTCTGTTCCGGGATAATATTTTTCATCGCCAAAGCTATTTCCATTGGCATCAAAAATGTCAAACAAAGGTTGTTGATTGATGGTTGATTTAGATTGGCCTTCGTTCCAGTTTAGCCCATCAAAGTAATATGTCAATCCTTTAGCATACTCGCCTTTGGTGATGACAACCTGATCATTATATTGTACCGGGTTATCAACTGCTCTGGTTAAATTAATTTTAAAACTATTGTCAGAATTAATATCATTTAGTGCAACAACAAATATTTGATTTCTTACTAGTGGGTCTGCGTCATTCGCAAAAATAATTCTAGCACCGTCAAATAAACTAGAAGAAGATCCGTCAGGTGAATAAGAACTTTCAAGTTTTCCGTAAACTTGTGTAAATGCATTAGTAACAGTAAAATCAATAAAGTCTACCGGAGCCTTAGCTACAGAACCGGATTTGAATAATTTTAGATCGGGATAGAATTCAATAATAGGTCTTTTTGCTCTGTACTTTGAATTACTGAATGCATTTAATACTAGTTGGCTATTTGGATTACTAGCAAGTGTAGCATTTAATACATCTACGTGAAACCATCTGTTACTACGACTCCATGCATTTTTGTTTTTACTACCTCTTTGAATAGTAATATAGTCCGGTAATTCAGGAACCAATGCACTATCACTATATGGACTAGTATCAAATCCACCTGATTCAAAAGGAATAGCCGCCCCTTCAGTGAAGGGTTCTGGAACCAATTGTTCTGATGCTGGAACTAATCTGATGCTAGACCCCACGCCTTCTATATAGTAAGAGTCATTTAAGTATGAAATAGGGGAAACACCACCAAAAAACTTAACTTTTAATCCATTAGTAAAGACTATACCGTTAGGGCTAGTATATGTCTTCTTCCCTAAAATATCATTTTCAATATCAATGTCTGATGGATTATCTTTATCAATGATATTAATTTTTCCATATTGGTCAATATTACTACCGTCTTGATAATATAGTGTACTCAATGTTGAGGTAATGACGTTAACTAATGAAATCTCACCATAGAAATTTCTTACAAAATATCGTGCAGTATATTCTGTACCGCCGGTGATATATATCTTTTCATTAGTTGGCAAAACGCCTTCTTCTTCTAAATAAATAGTAGGGTTATTTGAATCCCCAACATATTTTATTCTATAAAAGTTATTATTTACTCTAGTATACTTACCTTCTTCTAACCCACCCACGTTAGCATTTGCTAGTAGGGGTGCATTAGGATCGGTTGATCCATTGGTAACGTGAAAGGTTACTCCGTCAATTGGAAGAGGTCCGTTGAATGACTCTGAAATTGTAAAAGTAGTAGAATCTATTATTTGTTTAATATAATAGGTGCGGTTTACTACTATTCCACCAAAAGGTATTCCGGAGAAAGTAATGTCTGCCCCGGCACGTAAGCCTATAGTTGATGTGGTATGAAGTAAATTACCTGACGCTGATGTTTGTGTAATTTCAACTGTTGATTTTAGCACATTACCAGGAGCATCACTATCAAATTCATATTCATCTAGAAAAGTACCGCGAAAGTAACTATTGGTTGGCAAAGATTTATAAAACAGCAACGTTTTGCTATTTAAATTTACAACTCCGTCAATGTCTTTAATCTCATTTAATGTTTTGCCATGAATTTCATCAAACTTTTTAGTGGTTGCTAAATCTAATGAAACATCACCTGCATAGATGTTATCATTTTGATCTGTTGATAATGGTACTGTAAAGGTTATTTGACCCTCACTTAATCCATTTCCATCTACACCATATACAACTCTAGTTGATATATTAGGATTTGCTTTCTGTACTCCATCAACACCGGGTTCAGTTTGAATCCAAAAATTTGAATTTTGGTTAACATTAAATGTATATGTTCCGCCTCTAATTAATGTCAGTGTAGGATTAGATTCGCTATAAGATTTTTCTAACGATGAGATTTTGTATGCCGCAAAAATATTACTAACAGTAAAATCTAAATTAAAAAAATCATCAATAGTAGATACAGTGACCATATCAGGTCCTTGGGGTAACCAATAATATTGACTATAGTTAATTATCTTATCTAAATCAGTGAAACTATCCCAAGAATAAAATTCATTACTAAAGAGTCTGCCGTGTTTACTTACTAAAGCACCTTCAATATCTAAGCCATTAATTAAACCTGAATAGGGAATAGTATCAACAGCAATACTAGTATCTTTCTTTTTAAAAACTACCGACGGTTCTAATTGATAATCTGCTCTTTCTTTTGTAGGTTCTGATAAGTACCCATCAGTAGCTTGAACTCCGTAACCAAATTTACTCCCGACAAATCCCTGAACTTTAACAAAATCAGGCTGTTGTGCAATTTGATCTAGTGTTGCAGCCAAAAATTGTTCATTGGATTTAGTTTTAAAAATCTCAGGTAAAAAATCAATTGTTCTAACTTGTGTTGCCATTGTGGTTGCCTATATTAAACTATCTGTAATTCTGACGGGGACAAAGATGAAATCACCATAATGTCTGTTGCTTGTGTTGCATTAACAAAAATCTCATACGGAGAACTGTGTATTTCGTATAAATCTCCAAACTTCATTGATGGGTCATTTGGAACCAATACTATCGAACTTACTAGATCACCGATGATACTGTGAACATATGCACTCAACTCGCTGAAATAAAAGGTATCTCCAAAATTCCAATTTTCAATTTGAAAATATGAATTCATAGTAGTTAATACTGCTGAACGTATTTCACTATCACTTGCAGTTGTCAAACTAGATTTGATAATTTTTATCGTTGCTCTCAACTTTGGTTCTGCTTTGTTACCAAACAATGGTTTAAAAATAACGCTATTTAAAATTAAACTGTCAGTCAACATTTTATAGTCATTCATTTTAGAATAAACTAAATTTAATTCGTTGAGAGTAGGTTTTTCTGGTTCTGATATTTTACCAGTAGAATCTTTAATCCAATTTTGATACTGAGTGTAGTAACTCTGAGTAACGATATACAAATCAATGATGTTTGTTGTAGCAGGATCTATTCTTGTAGTATTTCCGGAAATATGTTTGTATTGAAAAGCTAATCCTTGACGACCTATTTTAGCAATGTAATTATCAACTTGCACTAATTCGATTACATTTTTACTATATGTACTTTGAACTGTTTTATAAAATGTTTTTTCTTTACCTGCAAAAAATACTGTATTAGGAGAATATTCATATCTAACTAATGCAATTTCTTGCTTAGTAGTGTATGCAGAGATGATTGCGTTAGTCTCAACCATTTGATATCTTGACAATAAACTACTGTCAGTAATCAATTCAAAAAATACATACTTAAACCAGTTAGTTGCTCCTGTTGCGTATCCAGTTGTGAGATAGAAGAAGTCAGGGTTTTTGATAGACCCTGAGGTATTTGGATCCGTGCTTGCCACTTCTACACAATAATCATCAACATAGCCGTCTGCTTCTGTTAGTTGTCCTACTACACTTAATTTAGTGTCATTGGGAAACGGGTAGTTGCTGTCCGGATAACTATTTACTTTAAGAATATTAATATAATCTTGCAATAACTTACCTGTTGCAGGATCATAAATTATTTGATTTTTTGTAAATGTAAATCTTACACTTGAAGAACTTGCAAAATAATAAGAAATAGCTTTGTAATTTGCTTTATATCTACCGTTACCTAAACTTTCAAATTTTACAAAATATCTACTGTCTGTAAATGTACTTAATAACCAACGATCTTGATTGGCTAACAGGTCATTTCTAAAAACTAAAGTAAAATTTTGCCCTAGTAATACTTGATTAGTTACATCTTGTATAAGAGTTGTTGGGAATGAATTAGTAAATGAAGGTAGAACTTCTTTTAAAATTAATCCAGTTTGTAATGCATTGTTAAGAGTGACCGGTCCATAACCAGTAATCAAATTACCTTCTCCATTATTTGACCCCTCACCGACAATGTTTGAAATACTTGTCCAAAGATAAATGTTGTCTGCAACTCCGGGTATCCCGGCAACAAGTTTATTTTCTTTATTGAAGTAAAAACCATCAGGCGCTTTAAATTTTAACAATGCACTCGGTGTTAGATATTTTGTATTTCCTGTAGTATAAACACCAATTGATACAGGCCCGTACGCATTATAAAAATACCCAGTAGACTCTAATTCATTAAATGAACTTTGTTTCCATAATATTTCCCCGTCACCTGAACTAATATCTGTTTTATATCTGGTAAAATGTTGAGAATAATATTGAAAAACTTTATGACTGTTTAGTTCATTAGAAATAGTATCCGTCAAAAACATCAATATATCATTAGTTGAGTTAGCATTGAAAACTAAAGTTCCGTCGGTATCATCCAAATATAATCCACCATCTTCAGCAAAAAGATTTGTACTAGAATATTTTCCAGTTGGGTCTAGCAAATCAAAATTTCTACTTACCCCCACGCTACTTCGATTTAGTGCTTTACTTTTAATAATACTATTATAAAGTGTGAATGGGAAATTATTATAATCTTCTCCATTAACCATACGGTTTTGACTATAGTATCTTTGTGGAGCACGTTGCTTAATGTTGGCTAAAGATTCTCTACCTTGACCGTTATTAACAGGTGTCATTAGTTCTAATGTCATAGATAATGTTTCTGTTCTACCCGTCTTACCAACATATGTTAGGCTAATTGCAGTTCCTTGTAATTCATCTGGATTGATTGTATATGTTAATGCATTACTGGATCTTACATATGCTCTAAAATTACCATTTGGAATTTTACCAAATACTCCGTCACCAAAAGTATAACTTACTTGATCATTGAATCTAGAAGTTACACTGAAAATTTGTTTATTGTTTGCATTTTGTACATTTCGTGTATTGTCGTATATATTTTCAACTTGTGTCCAAACTGTTTCGGTTCCGGTAATAGGATCAATTTTATACAACCATGTGTCACTATTGTTTATACCTTGAATATCAATATCAACTAATTGATTGCTAAGTTGTTCGGTAATGTTAAAATTAAATGTCTTTAGTACTCCCTGTTTAAAATAAACAAAGAAGCCCGTATCAACACTACCATAACCCAACTTATCATTTCTATAAACAATAGTAAAGTTCGAATTTAAATTAGGACCAGTTTCATATATATTATCAGAATTTAAACTAGTGACACTAACACATTCAAAATTCATATTGGTGCCCTGAACTATCCCACTGAAAGATGCGGTTGGTAGAGTTCCACGTGGTCGTTGTATTGTATATTCTTCGGTTTTCACACCTAAAATAGTATTACTATTTCCGGGTCTACCTACACGCTGAGAAGAAATCAATGCGGCATTAACGATGCTATTGAATTGCTCTTGCCAGTTTGGATTTGCCGGGTCATTCCATAATATCAATACATTACTAAGGTTTAATCCGTTAACGTCTTTAACTTGTTCTGTAGTCTGTATTGAGGAAATTTTTAAATAACCTTGAGCGGCAAGATTTCTTTTTGGAGTATATCCTACTAAATTAGCTAGTTTGATAACGCTGTCCCTGCGTTCAGCCGTATCGATAAAATTTTCACGGGCATTCAAGTCATCACGGAAGGCAAGACCTTGGCCCATAAAAGCTATTACATCTAGCAATGCAACATATTCACTAGATTCGACATAATCATTAAAAGTCTCTGGATAATATGTTCGTAAGTAGTCCACAAAGGTTTTGCGTAGGGTCTCATAATCGTAACTTTGTAAATCCGCTTGTCTATACGTTTTGTAGATGGATTTCCAGTCGTTTACCCCAAAAATTGCTGTTTGTCTTGAACTTGTGGCCATAGTAAATAATCTCTTTTATATATTTATCTTATTAAAAAATGGCTATTTTAACTCAGTCCTGCCATTGAACTATTCTTATCAAAAGAAATAGTTAAATCAACTGGATTATTAAACGGTAAAATATACATTTGAAGGGCCATAGCAATTCCGTTTTCGCTAGACACAATATCAACCACTTCTAATGCAATCCTAGGGTCAGTCAAAGCAATTCTTTTAATTTCTTGTTCTAATTCATATCTAACATCAGCCGTATTTGGTTCGAAAATAAAACTCCAAAGAGAAGTCCCGTATCCAGGGTTACCTGGTTTTGTTCCTTGCTGTATGTTCAATGCATTTATGAAATCTTGAAGTACTAATTCTTCGTCAAGCGTTCTAAATTTATTCTTTGACTTCAGTGGAGAATTTAAAGGGATACTACCATTGACTCCATTGTTGTTAGAGTCTCTTGTTTGTCTCACCTCATTAACATGTTGTGTGCTAAATCCAATATATGTTGCCATAGTTTTTCCTATATGTTATTATCTAAGAAGATTCTTAAATGAAGCTCCTATATCTTCTACTGCTTTTTGTCCGGCGCCACCTGGCTGCATACCAGACGCAACTGTTAGTTTTTGATTAATGTCTACCGGTGCATCTGGTGGAGGCATCTGAGTTGGGGCAGGATTTCCGGTTGTATTTGCATACATCTCACCCTTAATTTCTTCAATACGTTTGACACATGTTTGCCATTCTTCTTTGGCAGCGATAGTTGTTGAATCTTCTTCTCCGTTCTTTTTCTTAAGGTCAAAATACTTCTTACGTAAATCCCATTGTAAATCTTCTTGTTTTGTTTTTTCTGCTTTTAATTTATCATACTCTTTTGCTTGTGCGGCTGACGGCATTTTAAATGCCCCAGGAGGCAATCCTCCGCCTAAATTTACTCCCGGTATTTTTGCATCACCGAGTAAACTGCTAGATTGAGCTAACATTGCACTCATGTCAAAAGTATCTTTCCCAACAGTTGGTAATGATATGGGTGCTCCGCCCGTTGGTAATGAAGATAAGGCTGCATTTAGTTTTGCTGATTCTCCTGGACTTAATGAATCACCGGCAATTTCAGTAAGTTTTTTCTGAGAAGTAGCTTTATCTTTCAATGCTGAGATAGTTCCAGAAAGTTTGTCTCCGCCACCTGAGATGCCGGATTTGATTGAACTTAACATTCCAGCGACTGCACCCAGTCCCGGAATCTTTGACAATGAAGATATATCTCCATTAGGCAATGGCTTTGTTCCGGCTAATGTAGGTAATCCTAAATTACCACGTATATACGGATCTGTTGGATCTGCTTTACCAAGTGATTTTATTTGTTCAGGGGTTAGTCCTGCATAAGGGTCACTCGTTACTGGAACTGTGTCACTAGGGTTAGTTGATACTCCGGTTGTATTGATTATATTTCCGGCAAGTGCTGAACCTCCGGGTAAATTTTCCATACCACTAGGACTCTTTGCACTAACTGCTGTTTTTATTTTATCCCCTAGACTAGTAAGTGATGTCTTCAATGAACTTAATGGGCTAGATTCCGGAAGTTTAGGAGCCGCTGAGTCTACTGCCATTTGTTCACCTGCATCCTTAGCGGCTTTTTCTTCTGCATTGGCCGCATTTATAGCAGTTAGACTTTGGGGTTTGCCAACAGTCAGTGCTTTAAATCCTTTCTTAACAGCATCAAATGCTGATGATACTGCACCTTTTAAATTGTCAGCAATTTGTGCTCCACTTAGTGGTCCGGCAGCCTTTTCTACTCCATCGGCTGCTTTGTTTCCTGAACTTATTGCATCCTTGATTGAACCTGCAATGCCGCTAACTCCCGACGGAACAGATATCCCTTTAGATGCAAGAAGGGCGGCACCTGCGGCTAAAGCAGTACCTGCATTTGCTGAAGAAAGTGGGTTAGCTGTGTTAGTTGCCGAAGAAGCTGTCTTGAGGAAATCTAAAGTTGATTTTGTACCTGATTGCGCTGTAGCTACTACTAATCCACCTATCTGTCCCGGGCTTTCTTTACCGGTAATGGCTCCTGCCGCTACTAATGAATCTTTTGATTTAGTTAATACATTATCTAAAACATTAACTTGAGCAGGAGTATTGTTTACTAAATCACCTACAGATTTTACACCGTCTTTGCCAGTAAACCAATTGTCTGGCATAGCGGCTTTTAATCCAAGACCCTTAGTAGTTCCTGCAACCATTGCATCTGCTGTTCCTGGTTTGATATACCCAGCGGCCTGAAGTTGATAAGGATTAATTTTTGCATCACCAATAACAGGAACTTTTGTCCCGTCTACATTTTTTACATCAGCTTGTAAAGCAGAAACTTGATCATTATTAAGTCCTGCTTTTTGATCATTAGCCTGTGCATTCACTGCCATCTGAGAAATCAAAGCATTGTTTTCTGAATTGCCAGGTACTGTTGCAGTTTGAGTAACAGTTGCTGAAGTCGCATTTGAGGCGGCACTTGATGATGCATTTACTGATGCCACTGCCGGCGGCGGTGCAGGTGGCAAGTTGTTGTCAGCACCTAAGTCAGTTTTTACATTTACTCCTTGATTAGCGTTTGCCCATGGACTATGTGCTGGGGCTCTACTGACAATGCTAGGTAGTTTTGCCGGTGCAGACATATAACCCTTTTCTTTGTCAAACAATGTATCAGTGTGTGCGACTTTAGGTATAGCTTTAACTTCTTGCGGAATAAGTGAACTTTCACCTGTATTTAATTTTACATTTGGTCCACCCTTGACGTAATTAGTTCCTCCGCTTTTTATCATACTATCACTAGAACTTTCAAACGTCATCTTGCTATCAACTTTTAAAGTGTGATCACCTTTAGTTTGCTGTGAAAAATTTGTACCTGTAAATTGATTAGTAGCTTGAAAACTTTCTATGTTTATATTTTCAGCAGAAATGTTTAAATCTTTTTTAGCATTAATGTTGATGTTATTATCGGCATGCAAGTTCAAATCACCCTGAGTTCTGATATTAACACTATTAGTAGAATACATATCAATGGTGCCTTCTTTGCCCATCTCGATGTAACTCTTGCCACTTGCATGAATAATAAAGAATGTTCCGATTGTATCATTCATCATAATCATATGACCGGCAGCCGTTCTGAATCTCAATAATTGATCCTTGCCTTGCAGGTCACCGTCATCCATTACAATTGTGTGTCCGCCTCTTCTACCGACTACTTTAAAATTACTAGCAGGGATAGTTGAATCTTTTACTGCATCCATAATAGTGGAATCATCATATCCACCTTCATAAATTGGTCTACCAGGAGTGCTTATACCAAATACTTTACTAGGGCTCTCTCGACTACTACTGCTACTAATAGTTCCTCTATCCGGGTCACGTATTAATCCTTGATTGTTTAAGATGGCTGCTTGAATACTATGAATAGGTCTAGGTTGATCAGTCATCTGCGGATCATTTTTTCTACCAGAATTCTTGTTGTTTATTTCACCAACCGGAAGAAGTGTTGCACCGCCATAGTTTTTTGCTTCTGCTTCAGTTCCAGGAACAATGTTTTGACTAGATCCTATTGCAGGAACCATATGCATCGTACCGGGTGTGGGGATGCTGCCAATATACCATCCAAAGTTTGAAACACCGTTGTTGAACAAACAAACTACTTCAGTTCCTATATCCGGCGGCGTAAACCAAAAGCCATAACTCTGTGGATTATCTTTAAACGTTCCGTATTCGCTAGCTGAACTTCCTGTGTTAGGAGTAGATCCAAAGAACGGACTTAGATAATCCACCGTTGTCCAGTTGTCCGGATTGTTTTCGTCCCCGGCATCTAATCTTTTTAGAAAAACTTTTAACTGACCTGATTTCTTAGGATCAATATTATGCTTAACTACACCAACTACGGCACTAGGAATTAAATTAGTTTTTCCTCTATCATCTTTATAATTTTTACTAGGTCCGTTAAAATATCGATTTGTTGCCATTTTTATATTCCTTATCCAAGACTCAGGTCTGTTACATTGCCATCACCTGAGTATTCTCCGCCGGTAGAT